GAAGCCAATCAACAGCAGAATCTGCAGTTCCTGGCTCTGCTGTTGATTGGCTTCCTTGATCGCACGGGCCTTGTTGACTGCACGGTCGAATTCCCGCGTCATTGAGCGCGTCGGATTTTCGACTTCCTTCATACGCAGCGCCAGATCCTTGACGCTCTGCTGCGCCTCTTTCAGCCTGTTGGTCCCTTCCTTCAAGCCCGTGCGCAGCTCACGGAACTCCCCGACCATCTTCTGTTGGGCGTTGAGATCCTTGAGCTGGTCGCGGGTTTCCTTCAACGCGCGGGCGGTGGCGCCGCTCTCGGCCTTGATCGCCTTGAGCGGTTTAGTGATCTTGTCCAGCATGTCCCAGACGACTTTGATCGTTAAATTGTCAGCCATTTATTTATCCGCTCCACTTCGTACCCTGGCACGTTCGCGCCAGTCCATCAATTCCGGGATCGTCATGCCGTTCATCACGTCCGGCCCCCAATGGAACACGGTCGCGATGTCCGCCATGGCATCGTCGGTCAGCTCGGGAATGCTTCCCGACGCTGCGCAGTCGTCAGCAAAAAACTTGCCACCGCTACGCCGAACTGCAACAAATCAGCCGGTGCCAGGTTTTCAACATCTTGCTGATTGAGCATCGGGCTTGTGACGCGCGGCAGGACACGATGCAGCGCCGTGACATCCATGTCGCCCAGGGCCGAGAGCGAAACGCCGCGCAGTTCGCCCGCACCAGGCTTGCGCACCACGACCTGAGTGATTTTGGTATCGCCGCGCGTAATAGGTTCGTCCAGCGTCACGGTGCGGCTGGTCAGATCTTGCTGGGGTGTTGCATTGGTCTTGCTCATGTGAACTACTCCTGTGAGGTAATTTAGCTATGAAGGAAAAGCGGTGGTCTGGCCGATGACTACAGACCGATAGCAGTGCGGATCTTGCTATTGTCCGAGCTGCCGAAAGTTTCCGTGCCGTTGATGAAATCCAGTTCGATACTGGTGGTGCCGTCGATGGACAGTTTGTAGTAGCTGCACGCGGTGCTGTATTTGTGTTGGGTGTCGTCGCCGAGCTTGGCATTGCCCATGTCGATTTCCTTGTGGCGCCCGCGCACCACGATCTCAACCGCCGTCACGTCGCCGGTGTCGTCGTTTTGATACGCGCCGGCGAAACGCAATTGCACACCGTTGTGCTTCGCGTTGCCGTATTGCTCCAGTGCCTGCTTGATGATGCCGCCGGCGGTCCATTCCAGCGTGATTGCTTCGTTGCCAAAATCAACGGACACCGGGCCCGTCATCCCGGCAGCGCGATACTCTTCCATCTTGCGGGACAGCTTGGGCAGTGTGATTTCAGGCACCATTCCCAGATATTTCTGGCCGTCATTGAACAGCAAGAATTGTTTTAGTTTGGCGGGTAAAGACATAGCGTTCTCCAGATTAGTGATAGTCGCCCGGCGCTAGGCCGGGCCAGCAGGTTGATTAAGCTGCCATGCGGCTGGAAAAGTCAGCCAGATAGCGATCAGTGATGCGCTGACGGAGCATCAGGTTTTCCAGAGGAGGAACCGGCGTGTAGTCGTAATCAATCGCCAGCTTTCCGGCCTTCAGCGTGTCTTTCGTATTCACTTCATCGTCGTACCAGGCACTGCCGTCGATGATGTAGCGGCCCTTCAGCTCGCGGAACTTGGCATTGATGCTTTCGATGATGTCACGCGCCTGTGCCGGGTCCAGCGGACCGTCCACGATTGCGAACTGCGCTTCCGCCATGGTGTCCGCGAGCACCTGCGCTGTACGCGTGTAATTCTCGAAAGGGAAGTAGCCGCCTTGGGTCTCGCACGTGCGCGACCCCCAGAAACGGTAGCCGCTGCGATTGATAAGCGTAGTGACTTCACTGGCGTTCAGCAGTCCCGCGTCCGTTGCCGGATCTTGAAGATCCCAGAACACGTCGCGGCTGATGCCTGTCGGGCCATTGAGCACCATGTTCGACAACGTCTTATGCCAGCCGACCTCTTGGTCGATCTTTGCGCGCAGACCCAAAGCAAACGCCGTGGACGGCATCACAATGGACGAACTGGACACGGTGTCCCAACCCATAAAATCGGGCCACAGCATCATCAGTTCGCGCTGGCCGAACTGCTTGCGATACAGCAGTGCATCTTCCTTGGTCTCCGCTCCCGATGCATTGACATAGGCGAAGCCGCGCAGGCTCTGCGCGATGGCTGCCAAGGCATTGGCAACGGGTTGCGAGTCGAGACCCGGAGCGCCGAGAATGCGAGGCTTGACGCCCAGGCTGTTCTGCGCCGCCAGCAAAGCTTTGACGCCGGTGTACTTACCCTGGGCAGTTACGCCGCCGACCACGTTTGAGGTGGTCTCGGCTTCTGTCGCGCCTTTTTCTACGCGCACAACGATGGTCAGCGGTTTGGTCTGGGCACCGATGTTTTCCAGAGATTGCGCCAAGGTGCCGGTATCCCCGGCCTTACCCGCAGATGTGTTGACGTTCGTCAGCATCACGGGCGTGTTGAGTGGGAATGTGTCCGGATCTGCATCGTCCGCGATTGCCACCATGCCGATGACAGCGGTCGAAACGGTACGAATGGGGCGGGTTCCTTCGTTGTATTCAACAACGCGTACCCCGTGGTGATAGTCTTCTGGCATGGTGTGCTCCTATGGTTGGTGTTGCAGATGAACAAAGTAAGGCGTGCTTATGCCCGCGATATAGAGAAAACAAATGGCAGGCGCCACACAGGCCCCCACGGCTGCGGCAACCACTGCTGCGCGGTGGCGTCGTAGCAGTTCCAGGCCTTCCAGCCAAATTTGAATTGCAGGCCGACGCGCTTGATATGCACGCTGAAATGGCCGTTGGCGACCGCCACAAACGTTGTGGCGTCACTTCGCACAACACGCCAGTTGGCAGGCGCAAACTCGACACCAAGAACCCAATACGAGAATCCATAGGCTCCATTGCGATAGAGCCAGCGGACTCGGTTCCAGTACGCCGATTTCCCGGTGATCGATCCGTCGATCACGCCCTGGTCAAGACCAGCGTCAAAGGTATCGAACCAAACCAGCCAGCGCGGCAACTTGTAGGCGGACTGAGTGACACCGCGATTGCGGAACTCGGTCAACACCGCGAAGCGAGGCGCCCACCAGTTGACGCAGATAGCAGCGACCGCCCACGTGACAAACAAGTCGATGAGCGCAAAGACCGGGTAGAAGACGACATTGAGGATCAGCATTGAAAAACTCCTATTAAACGAAATTAGTTGTCAGCAGCAGGCGCTTGGGGGCCATCGACGCCACCCGAGTCATCCTCGCCGTCAGGGATGGGATTGGGCACGGGAATATCTTCGACGACCCAAGATCCTTCCAGAAAGCCCGGATCGGTCGCCGCGGATTCGCTGATCCAGCGCGCGCGTTTCCCTTCCGGAATCGCGGGTGGTGCTTTCAGGACTGCCCTGAATGCGACGTTGTGGCGATCAGGATCGAGCGCGAATTGCTGCGCGATTCCCTGATACAAGTAGATGCCGGCGTCGTCGGTCTGGTAAGTGGTAATAGTCGTCATTGCTTCCTCGCTCAAATATGGATTCGAGGAGCGAATGCAGTGTTCGCGCCCCGTGTTTCTGCACCTCCGGTCGACCCGGTTGTGCCTGGTGAATTGAATGAGTTGACTTGCCCGGAGGTCGCGCCCGAATCGGCTGTAGTCGCGGTCGGAATGATGTTTGTCGTGTGGGCGTGCGCTTTTAAAGCATCTGCCTGATATGTACCGATGACGCGTGCTGCCGCGCTGTCTGCGTTCGTTCCAGTGAATCGCAGATGCATGTCGCGCAGATCGGGAAGACGGAAATAAGTAGCATCAACATCGGCGAAATTGAAAATTTTCGTTGCCCAAGCTGCCGCTGTCACCGTGTAACCGTTTTTCTGCGCCCAGGCCCATAGCGACGCATACGCCGCCTTTGGGACTAGGCCGCCGATCATGTCCAACTCATAGCCGCGAGGTGCAGCGGTCGAACCGAATTCAGGGCGTCCGACTTCCAGGCAGCGATAGCCGGAAAATGCGCCCGTGCCGACAACGTCTACCCATTCCATCATGCCGACGCCAACGATGTAGATAACGTCCTGGGCCTTCTCCGTAGGGATGGCGGTGGCCACACGTGGGCCGGCCGCAACTTGATCTGCTAAGTGGCTCATGGGATTCCTATTCCTGAATTTGTGCGGCCAAGGCGTCGATCTTGTCTTGCACGGCGCGCATTTCGCTGTTGTCGCCTTCCAGTGCGAACTTGCGTTGTGCGGCAGGCTGTTCCGTCTGTTCAATCATGGCAATCTGCATGCGCAGGCTGGCGTTGTTCAACGCCTTGACCTTGTCCTGGTCAACGCCCCATTTCTTGCCGGTCCACTTGGCATTCGCCGGCGGTGGCAAAGCGGTCAAGCCGCGATCCGACGGCGAGACGCCGATATCGGCAAGGTATTCCGGTTGCGCATCGGCGGTACGGAAGTAATCGCCGCGCTCGTCCTTCACTTCACGCCAGGCGCCGGCACGGTAGTCGCTGACAACCTTGCCTTCGTCATTCAGGAAGGCGGCGACGTATCCGGCGGCCACCGGCGGTGCGGCGTCCGGGGTGGCGTAGGCGGGAATGAGTGGCTGTCCTGGTTCGCGTGGGCTTTCGCGCGCATCATCTTCATTGATGAATTCGCCGGTCACATTGCTGTAGTTGAAAACTTTCATGGGTTCCCTTAGATGATGATGATTGGCAGCCAGTCGCGGAAACGAGGGCGGTTTTCTGGTCCGACGCGAGGTAATCCGTTGCGACCGTCTGTTGTTGGGTCTGCCGTGCCGGCGGTGATTGTTCCTACAGTTCCTTGGGCGTAAAGAAAGTCATTGATGGTGCCGCCGGGTTGATAGCCGAAACTCGGATTGACTGTGTTCTGATGCCGGTGGCCTTGCGATGTGTCTTCGCGCTCGTTACCAACCTGGCCGCCAATAAATGTCAGTTGGTTGCCGGCGAACGAGGTTGTCGCCGCCAGGCTCAATGTGACGCCGGTCGCCGTGATGCCGGCAACAGTCGTACCGGCTTGCAATCCAGGGCCGGAAACAGCCTGTCCGATGTATGCGCCGCGCGTGCTGGCGATACCCGTAACCGCCGTGGTTGAATTCGTGGTGCCGGTGATGGTCGATTTTTCATAGCCCCGCTCGCCGCCATCGAGCGCACGGTCGAACAATCCGCGATCGTCCATGACGCCGAACGTTGCCGCATTGCCTCCATTGCCGTAGCCGTGAAAAAAGAGCTGGATAGCGGCGCCGGCGACGGTGGCGGTTGAATTGACCGAAAGCGTTACTTGGGCGGCGCTGTCGATGGATTTAACCGTGGCGCCAGCCGGGATGGCTGCATGCTCTACCGGCATCCCTACCCACATATCCTTTGTACGAGAAAGACCAGTGATGACGGCGCCGGCGGCGTTCTGCGTGATGGTCGCGGTACGCAATGGGCAGAGCACAGCAAACAGCTCCGGATATACCAGGCGAGGCAATGCCGAACCATCCCGCACGACCGCAAAATCAGGGCAGTCCAGCGTAGGCCATTTCTGAGGTGTGCCGGTCAGCGCCGCCGACGCCTTGATGTTCTTGCGTGCGACTGCCGCGCTTTGTACATCAGCAAGATTCTTAGATGCGTCCAGTGGATTGATGACGCTGCCGGCGACTTCGTTCTGAGCGGCAGTGAGGCGCGTATTTTTTGGGTAGCCGCGTGCCAGTGTGATGCGTGTTTGTGAGGTAACGGTGTAGTCAATGCCTTCATCAAGCCGAGCACCGCCAATGTAGACCACCACGCCGTTTGTTGTGATCTTGGTGAAGTCCACAACGGTCTGACCATCCGTCAGCAACTGGCTTTCTGGTTTCGTATTGACGTTCACGGTAATGCCAGCTGTTAAATCAACCCACTCCCAGTCATTGGCGGCGTTGGACTTTTTGCGCAGGACCTGTTGTGTCAGGCCACCCGGCAGAATCTCGTCTCGCGTGCGGAAGTACTGTGGATGTGGATCGTCTTTTGCTTCATGGGCAACGATGACCTCAACAGCCTTTTTATCGGCATAGTCACGGGTTGCCAAGATGATCGAAGGATCAACTTTCAACTGCACGTTGTCAGCACTGGAAACAATGATCACCATGCGCACGGCTTGCACGCGCCCGGAGCCTTCAGCCAGCAAAGGCTTGTAGGTTTCTGGGCAGTTAGCAATCGCGACCAAGTCGCCGTCAGCGTCATAGAGGCCAAGTTCACGGATATACCATCCACCCACGGTCTCGGGGATGATCTGCTCGGCAATGACCTGATTGGTGTTGACCGGGTCCCGTGTGAGGGAATTGAGCGGAGCGCGACGTTGCTGGTGCACCAGCGATGTGCGATTGCGATCAGGAACGGGGACGATGCCGTTACCATCGCCTACCGCCATTTCTGCATATACAAGTGGAATACCGAGTGCCTTGGCGTTTGCGTCTTTCGCTTCGCCAACAGCGGTCAGAATTCCGTAGTAGGTTTGTGCCATGTGTTCCTCAAATTGCGATGTTGAGAGGTTGGATCGTCAGCGTGTCGGCCAGATGCACCCGTGCACCGGATGCCATTGCGACGCTGACTGAAATCGGACCAGGGGAATACGGATAGATAGTCATTTCGTCGCCGAGGTAGGCGGCAACAGCAATGCGATCAGTCGCGCGCACTTCCATGTGGATAGCCAGGCCAGTGAGATGGCGGCTAGCCGGCCTCGCGTCGTCAATCAGCCGTTCCAGCTCAAGAAACATCTCGTCAGTGATCCCGGAATCCAGCACGCCGATCTCCAGCGCGAAGGTGCCACGTGGGCCGCGCGGCGTGGTCTGCCACCATTCGATAATCTTGATCAAGTAGCCCAACGTCTCAACGACGCGGCGTACCGCTGCGACCGTCCCCTTGCGGCGATGGATGTAGTACGACGCTTTGATGGCGGCGCGCTGTGTCGCTTCCGGCCAGGTGTCGTCCCAGCGGTCCACCGAAAACTGCCATGCCAGATGTGGCAAGAATTGGACTGGACACTTGTCTGGATTCCACAAATCACGAATAGGGACGTTGGTCTCGCCCAGCTCGGCGCACGCAGTAGCGACGGCACGTTCAAGACGTGACGCTGTCGGCGCCAAGATAGTGATGGCTTTAGACATCCTGCACCTGTGCGGTCAGCCTGATGCCGGTGCAGAAAGCGGCCTGCAGTTTCGTCAGAATGATGTTGGCAGGCGGCGAGTTGATGATCACGTGGACAACGCCTTCCACGTGCAGAGCAGCGTCCAGCTTGGAAAGATAGACGCTACGCCCCAAAGGCCGCTTAGGAACGGATTCCGCCAGCACGCTCTGTTGTGCGGCTTGCGTGATGATGGATGATTCAGGACCTGACCCGATCACCAATACAGCATCAATCTCATATGAAATGATCTCGGCACTCTGAACCGTTACCAGATCGCCCACCGGGCGCACGGTTTCCGCGCTCAGCGCGCTATCGACGGCGTCAATCAGCGGTCTGTCCGCCGTGCCGTCTCCCTCGGTCGACAAAACCGAAATCACGATCTCGCAAGGTGCTGGGCTGGTGCAACGCGCATCGCGGACATGTCCATGCGCACTGCGCGCAAAAAACTCATATGCCGCCGTCGGACCCGCCACAGAGAGACCGTCAAAGGCCTCCTGAATACGAGGCTGGAATGCGTCGTCGTCTTCCTTCACTTCCGCTACCGGTGGATTCACGGTGGGGTCTGCTGGTGTGATAGTGAGGCGCTCGGTATTGAAGTTGGCGCCGAGCTGGTCCAGATCTCCACCGCGAGCGTATGCCAGCAACACTGCGCGCGCGGCGACGTTGATGCGGTTCTGCAATGCGAGATCGCGCGTAACGTTCTCTTCCAGCAGCTTCGTCATTGGCTCGGATTCCAGCTCCAACGTCGCCGCGACTTCATCCTGCTGATCGACTGGCATTTCAGCGACGACTGCTGCCTTGCGAGCGGCCAGCGTCACTTCGTAATCCAGCGGTTCAATGATGTCGGGCGCCGGCAGGCGTGTCAGGTCGATGGGGCTGCTCATGCGGGCCTCACCGGAACAGACACTTTCAGCTCGCTGCCATTGGCGAGGCAATCCAGATCCAGTGTCGCGGCGCCGTCCATGGCGATTGTGAGAGCGACACCTGTCACACGCACGCGCGGCTCCCACTGCATCAGTGCATGCGCGGTAGCGGCATAGATGCGCAGGATATTGGCGCCGTTCATCGGATGATCGATCAGGTCCGGCACCAGTGAACCGTAGTTGCGGCGCATCGTCCGAGTTCCCAACGGCGTCAGGATCACGTCGATCATGGATTGAGCCAGGTGTTCGCTGCCGCTGATGGCACGGCCAGTTTGTGCGCTCATGCCGATCATTTCGGGCCGTCCGTTTCGCTGCCGCCGCGCTGAACGCCGCCGTGGGGATGTCGCATAAGGCTGATGCCTCCAGCGGTCACGTCGCCCGTAGCTTCTACTTCGCCTTCGATCTTGACCGCCTTACCGCCGCCGGCACCGGCCTTTGCATTGACGCCACCATTCAGTTGGCTGGAACCGGCGACCGTCAACGTCCCCGCTACATCCAGATCTCCGGTGCATTTGGTCTTTGGCGCATTCGATGTGACTTCATCGGCGTTCACAGTAACGGTCGTTGCCGTCAGGGTTGCAGTGCTACCGCCTGGCAGCACCGCATTCAGTGCGTGCGTCGCATCATCGTATTCAATGACCGCGCCATCGGGATAGTGAACGGTATGGAGGCTCGGAGAAAAAGACGGAGCAGGAAACTCGTCGGAATAGATGCCAAGGATGGCAATTCCGGTAATGGTGTCCCCACCGGGCGACAAGACGATGGCTTGCTCGCCGAGGGATGGCGCTTGCCATGCGCGAGTGGTGCCGGCGCGAATAGCGATCCAGCGAATCCAATTGCCGGTAGCTTTGCCGACTTGAATACGGACAAGATCTTCCTTCACCTCGGCAACGGTGCCGAAGCGAATCATGTTCTCAATCAATCGGGAATGTTCTAAAACTTTCTCATCCATGCATAGCATGATGCGATGAGCGAGTTTGAAGTGCATCAATCGGCAGGTGTACACGTGCCATGTACATCTGCTGCCGCAAGCGTCGCGCGAGGCTCTGTGAAAAACTTCTGTATTAAGACGCGGCGACATGCGCGGTGCTACCAACACCACACATGTCACCGCCCCCGCAACGTCCTGCGAGAGTTAGGCCAAGGCCGCGCCACCTGTGCACAGGCGGGCAGAAGCCTAGCATATTTTTGGCAGTGAAGAGAAATGCAGGAAATACGTTGCGGGCGTTGTTCCCGAAAACTTGGAGAAGGTGACTATTCGCACCTGATCATCAAATGCACCCGTTGCGGTGCCATGAATACCCTGAGAGCCATGCGCCCCATACCAGCACACCCGCGAGTGTCAGATAACGGAGCGCCTCTTGAGCAAACCAATCGTCCCATGGATCGGCGGAAAACGCCGACTCGCTAAATTCATCCTTCCTCTGTTTCCCGAACACCAGACCTACGTCGAGCCATTCTGTGGAGCTGCTGCGTTGTTCTTCATGAAAGACCCAGCCAAGGCAGAAGTAATCAACGATGTAAACGGTGAACTGATGAATCTCTACCGTATCGTCAAACACCATCTTGAACCTCTCATTGAGGAATTCCGCTGGGGTCTGGTCGGTCGCCAGCAGTTTGAATGGTTTCAAAAGCAGCCCATAGATCAGCTCACCGACATACAACGCGCAGCGCGCTTCTTCTATCTGCAAAAGCTGTGTTTTGGTGGCCGTGTTCAATCTCGGAACTATGGTGTCGACGTGTGTCGCCCTCCCCGCTTGAACTACCTGCGAGTCGGAGATGACCTTGCCGAAGCACACGCCAGGCTATCAGCCGTAACTATTGAGCATCTTCCATGGGACACGTGTGTGAGCCGGTACGACAGAAGCACTACGCTTTTCTATTGCGACCCGCCCTATTGGGAGACAGAGGGATACGGGGTTGATTTCGGAATTGAGCAATACCATCAACTCGCGGCAGCGGCGAAGACAATTGCCGGCAAGATGATCATCAGCGTGAACGATCACCCTGAAATGAGAAAGGTGTTTGACGGTCTGCGCGTTGAAACCACAGAACTTAAGTACACTGTCGGAGGCCAGAAGGCGAACAGCGGTAAAAGCCGGGAGCTAGTCATCTTCAACTGGTAGACGTCTCACATCAATTTTGCCGGGGGGCATATGAGTTTTAAGGCAGAAGGTTTTTTGAGTAAAGAAGTTGCGAATTGGACCAACGACATCCGTAAAAAATATGAGCGCATATTTGCTCTCGCCGACGACCTCAATCTACTTGTGAACCGCACAATTCCTCGAATCAAAGGGACACGGCGAGACGCGCAGACTGTGGCTGTCACTGGCCTCTATTTGCGTGCAATTCAAGCGTACCAAGGTGTGATCATTCTCGCGGAAAAGGGCATGATTGCCGACTCTCGCAGCCTACTAAGGAACGTTTGCGAAACCACGATAAAGATGGGCGCTATCGCGAAAGACGCAAGCTACGTGCAAGCCCTTCATGATGGCGACGACACGCACCGAATCACGCTAGGAAAGGCCTTGATAGACAAAAAATTTGTTGAAGAATTCGGTGGGGGCGAACACATAGAACGGATTGCCGCAGCCGTGGCGCAAATTGAAGCAGAGCGCGAAGGTGATAAAGCCACAAGGACTTCACTGGAAGCAATGGCAGTCTTTGCAGGACTGCAGCCTTTGTATAACACCATTTTCCGTGGCACGTCAGGTGATGCAGCGCATGCAACGCTGGGCGCCATTGAACGTCACCTCTGGGTTAGCGACGATAAGAGCGATTGTAAATTTCTATTCGTTCCGAGTGAAGAGGATCTAGAAAACACCCTCCATGCATCTGTATTCGTAGTGTTGGAGACATTGGGGATACTTCTTACTGTATTCCCACAGTCGGATTCGGCTGTCGAGACGGAACAACTACAAAAACGGTACTCCAAATTCTTGCAAGATCTGGACTCTTCAAGGGGTCAGATGGCGCAAGAGTGAATCCCTGATCATGTCACGTTCGCCTGCGCTGAAGCCCAAAAGCACGCGAGCGGGATACTTGTAGTCCGGACCATGCTTGTCGACCCTATCAGTTAAGCCTTCCTGATGAACGCGCGCGATCCGAGCAATGCGACCAAAAAATCCGACAGCCAGTTGGCTTTCTGTCGTGGCGATCCGCATGTACTGAGCGGTCCGCAGCTTGGTAAACATTTTCTGGCTTTTCCGCTTGATCCGACCGGCCTTGCCGCGCAGGTCCTTTTTTGGCTTACGAGGAATAAAGCCGGTGCCGTCTGGCTGGCGCTGACTGGTGATACGCTGGCTTTGGCGCCGCCGCAGCTCCAGTGCGATCTGACGATTCAGGGCGCGCCGTTGTGTCGGCGCCATTTTCATCAGCAAAGCGCCGGCCCATGTCTCCAGAGCGGTCAGATCTTCGGTGATCATGCTGGATCCGGAGCTGGATTGCGCCATTGCGCGAGCTTCTTCTGTCCAGCAAACAGCGTCCAGATGGTAGCTGTATCCACAGGCTCCAGCTGCGGCTCTCCCTTATGCCGCACATCCAGGCGCCCGCTGTCACCTTCGGCCACCACCACGATCTCGGTGAGATCCAGGGTAATGTCGAGATCGATACTATCCTTGCTGTTGAAATCGACCTGAAAGCGGATACCGGTCTTGCGCTTCTCGTCGTTGCCGATCAGGTCGACCTGATGAATGGCAACCCAAGCCAGCAAAGGAATCATGACCGCATCTGCATTGCCAGGATAGTCGGTGATAATGAGATTGAGTTTGTAGGAATACTCAAACGACAGCGTGCCGATTGCCCTGGCGATCGCATTCCCCTCGTCCGCAAAAATCAACAGCTTCTCAGGGTTTTTTTTGAGATCCTCGATAGCACCCAGCAGGTGCTGCTGCAAGCTATTTGGTTTGTACATTGTATTTCCTGCGGATGTCGTTGTAAGTATCGATGCAGGTGTTCAACTGCCTGATGGCGTCGTCGCCGTCGCCGGCAATGGCTTCAAGAGTTGCCGCAGCCGCGGGGTCAAGTTCGGCTCTTTTTTCGCCCCCGTTTCCGCCGGCAGCGGCGGAATTTGCGCTGTCGGTGTTTCCACTACCTGCCACGGGGATTGACACGCGGATAGTCCCATTCCGAACGCCAGCGATAAAATTATCACGCTCAGTTTTTGCATCTGCCTTCTCCTTTTTCAGTTGTTCCGCACGCGCGTCGACCATGAGTTGCGCCGCGCGCTCCAGTTCGCGCACACGCTGATTGGCTTCGTCGAGCTTTTGCAGCGCCTGCACCAGTTGCTTGGTGTCCTTCAGATCACCGTTGAGCGTGGCTACGTGCTCGCCGAAAAAAAAGCTCCCGACGGCAGTAATGGCCAGGAGCGCGATGGCGATCAGTGCGTTTCTCATACAGGTCCTTTCAAACATAGGGAATGTTCTGCCTGGCGCCGCTTGACCAGGCCGGGAAGCTGCTTGCCACCCGCATAGGTCCAGCGCAGCAGCTCGTCGCAGGCGCCGCGAAAGTCGCGCGTGTTCAGCTTGCGCGCCATGGTCGAGCGACAGAACGCACCGCCGCCCACGTTATAAGCGAAGGACACGAATGCCGAACGCTGGTTGTCGGTCAGCGACACGGCAACGCAGCCGTCAATGGCCTGATTCGCTTCCAGCAGCTTGTCGGCCAGCAGATCCTGGCATTGCCCTTCGGTGAACTTCTGGCCGGCGTGCAGATCCTTGCCGGTATAGCCATAACAGGCGGTCGGAATACCCACCGGGTCCACGTAGGTCTGTGTAACCAGCCCCTCGAAGAACATCACCAGGGGCAACGCCGCCGTGAGACCGGCGGCGATCAGCTTGGCTTTGAGGGAATCGTTCATTGCTTCTTTCCTTTGCGATCACGCTGGCGCCACCACTTATCTCGGACCAGAAAGAGCGTCAACATGCTGTAGTAAATGATGGTGATCAGCAGCAGCCAGTCACTCAACGGATAGCCAAAAAGAAAAAGAGTGCCGACCGTAACCGAAGGTGCCGCCTTGAGTGTTTCCATGGGTAGTTCGCTTGGTTTGTTCATGATGTGGCTCACGCTGACTAATCCCAGAGTTGGACGATGTCTTGCGTCGCGGCGGTGCTTGGTTTTGCGTCGGGCAGCAGGACCTGAGTGCCATGCGGCAGAACGGGGCCGTACTGCGCGATGCCGGGGTTCAATTCAAGGGTTTCCTCTACGTATCCGGCGGTGCTGCCCAGGTAACGCCAGACCAGCAGATCCAGCGTGTCGTTTTGTTGTGCGGTCACCTGTTGCATCAGATCAGGTCCACCGTGACGCGTGTGCGGCCCTCGATATCGGCAATCGCCCACTGCGAGTTGCGGCGCTGTTCCTCAATAGCAGGATTCATCAATTCGGCTTTCTTGTTGCCTTCCGAAGTAGTGTCGAAATCCCGATACTTCTCCAGCAAATCCGCCTTTGCCGAGCTGTAGACTGCACGCTTATATAAGGTGACCTTGACGCTGATCCCTGCGACCTTCAGGGCAGGAACCGCGCTCATGGCACCAAAGCCTAGCGCGCTCTGCCCCTCTTTCCAGCCGCTCAAATTGCGGTTGACCTCGATCACGGCTGCGACCAGGGCATCAAACAGGCGCACGTCCGTTACGGTGCCGTCGATCCGTGCCGAGTCGCGCGCTTCCGCCATGAGAATGTCGGGAAACCATCCATCGTTCTCAATGGTGTCCGCCACAGCATCAGGCGGCGGCGTCGTCGGAGTTGTTGCGGTGGCAAAGAAATCGCTCATCGTCGGTCCAAAAAAGACGGCGGTGGGCGGGCGTCATACGGTGAAGGAGAAAGCCGTAATCAACCCGCGCCGCCGTGCGCCGGGGGGTGCTCGTTACGCTGGGGTCGCCTTCTTCAAACGGCGGTCCAGTTGTTCAATATGCTTCTTGACGCCAACATCTTTGTACAACTCCAGCGCGCGACCGAAGTTATTGCGCGCGACCTGGGCGTTGAAGATCTGATCGGCAGGGATCTCGTTTCCGCCGTCCGGACAGGCGGCGTCGACAATTTCCATGGCAGCGCAGCCCAGCGCCTTATGCAGCTTGGCGCGTGCCTGATCTGGAGCGTCCTTATCTTCGGTCAGGTTGCCCACGAAACAGAGCGAGGCAATGGCTTGGAGAGGATCGTCAAATTTTTTGCGCTCGTATGCATCGGCCAGCTCATCCATCAACATCGTGGCGACGTTGCGGTTGTACTGATCGGCCAGCTTCAGGCCGTGACGCAACGCGTATTCGGCGATCTGCAGCCCGATGCCGAAATTGCCGACATCGATATGCCAGACCAATACGCTGACCAGCACATCGTCCTGTGCGCCCTTTCCATCGTTCAAGGCGCCGAGAATCCATTCCTCATAGGTCGGCAGAATGAGCGCCTTGGCCTCGATCTTGCGTTCAATCGACTGAATGTCCTTGAGCTGGCGGCGATGCTCCGCCAGTTGGATCTGCATCAGGTTGTAGGCGTCGCCGGTCATCACGGCGCCGTGCTCACTGGCGGCGGCAGACTTTCCGGCGACGATGCGCGCAAAGTGCCGCTGGGCGGGTGTTTGTCGAGTCATGGCTGGCCTGCCTATTAGACGAACACGATATTTTCGATAGCAGCGGCCACACCGTAGTCTTCGACCACGTACGCATCGTTGGACGATTCGTAGTTCTCGACGCGGTTGCGCTTCGGATTTTCCTGAATGTAGCGACGGCGTGCACCGATCTGCCAGTAAATGGAGAGGTTGTCCAGGCGTGTGATCAGCAAGCCGGTAGATGGGAAGAATGGGACGGTGGCAGCTGCCAGGCCGCCGACACGTTTCTGGCTGATGATGATGTCTGCCGCCAGCTTTTCCGATGCTGGCTGATCCTTATTCACCAGAGGGAAATACTTGTCGTGCATCAGCTCGCGCCCCATGATCACCACCAGATTGGAGTCTTCGCGGAACCACGGGTCCAGCAACGTAACCGCATCGAAAACAGCAGCGTCGAGGTTGGCATAGTCACCGCCCTGCCCGATCTTCACCTTGCCGGCTGTGGCGCCTTCGTGCATGACACGTTGCGGCGCATCGACACGCATCTTTTGCAGCCAGCCGATGTTGACGTCTTGCAGCAGCGGGTTAGCGACAATATCGGTGGTCGCGCTGACCGAGGTTCCGTTAAAGCCGATCATGATGCGATCCAGTGCCTGGCGTTGCAGGATCGCGTCGCGCACACGGGTCTGAAAGTCAGGAAATTTCGACCAGGCGTCGAGAGTCTGATAGCCAAGGTGGGAATCAAAGTTCGTTTGTTCACAACGATAGCGATTGTTGTCCATTGAGGTCAGATCGCGGGTGGTGCGATCTGCATTGACGGTGTTGGTGCGACTTGCGATAGGCCCGGACACGCCCAAACCAAGCTTTTCCGATTCCTGTTCATCCACCCCGATGACGTTGATCTTCGTCAGGAACTCACTGTTTTCCTGAATCTTGTTTTCCAGCGTTTGCTGGATCGATGGCGTCACCGCGAACTGCTTGGATGCGTCGTTGACGCCGTTGAGCTGTGCAACGCGCGCGGTAAATTGTTCGTAGGCGATACGGGTATGGTTCTTCATTTGCGAGATTCTCCGGGATGATTCTTAAAAATGGCTATGCAACAGGGTGAGAGGATCAGCAGTCGGTTTGTTTTTCGGTGCCGCCTCCGGTCGCTGCTGGTCGCTGAGGCTGATTTCCCGGCTCTCTGTCCAGTGCCGATTTCAGACTGGTGAATTCCACTTGCAACGCGTCATGCTTCTTGCGCAGGTCGGCCAGTTCCGTCTGTGCGGCATAGGTTGCGCTTTGCTCCACCACCGTTTCCACGATTTCGCCCAGCACTTCGGTTACTTCCGCAAAGCGGTTGTCGTTGGTGGTTTCACGCTTGGTGAATTTCGCCAGTAGCTCTTTCATGGTCTTGGTGAAGAGGTTGCTACCGTCGTCTTCCTCAAACTCGATCACCACTTCGGTGGCGGCGGAGAAGAGATTTTCTGGACTTTGCTTACGACCCGCGAAGGGGCTTGCGGCAGGATTCTGGGCCGCGAATTGCAGGACTTCGGTGCCGAGGCTGGCCGGGCTGTCGGTCACGCCAAGACCCACCAAATACGCTTCGCCGGTATCTGCGAATTTCTGGTTGATCTCGATGCTGGTATAGATTTTTTGACGATCTTTCGTCATGTTCACCAGATCCGGAGTCGGGTCGATCTGGGCAAACAGGCCCATTTTTTTCTGACCGCCGATATCGACTTCTTCCGACTTCAGTGCCAGGACATCGCCATAGGCACGAAACGGGCTGTCGGGCAAAGTGCCGCGCAGATGCTCCATCCAAATGCGTGCGCCGTACTTCGTTGGATCGAAGTTCTTCGCCATCTGGGTGATCCAGTTGCGCTCGATGTTACGGCCATCGGTGGTTGCACCTTCAACGGCGACGCGGAAGAATTTGGATGGTTTAGCCATGTGTAGCTCTCTTAACGTTGATTGACAGGAGTTTGGTTGATGCTCGCATGGTCGACGTTGCGCTACTTTCATTCAACGGTCTGCGGATGTACATGGCACGTGTACACCCTGCGCCGCCTTACGCGCGCGCGATGTGTCCGGACAATGGCGGCATGCTCGCTACACCGCCAGAAATTGATAATCGCCGTCTTGCCCGCAGCCTTTACTGGCAAGGCTGGCGTGTGTCGTCGATTGCCACGCACCTGAAAGAAAAGCGCAGCACGGTCCACAGCTGGAAAGAGCGCGACAAGTGGGAAGAAACGCCCTACGTCGAGCGCATTGAGGCGACCATTGAAGCGCGCATGGTTCAGCTGATCGCCAAGGAAAACAAGACCGGCGGCGATTTCAAGGAAATCGATCTGCTGGGGCGGCAGATCGTCCAGATGTCGCGCAAGCGCCGTTTTGATGAAGGCGGTACCGAATCGGACCTCAATCCGAATTTAGAGCGGCGCAACGCCGCGCCGAAGAAGAAGCCGACCCGCAATGAATTCAGCGATGAGCAGAAGGATCAGCTGCTGGAGGCATTTCAGGATTCGCTGTTCGACTATCAAAAGGTCTGGTATCGCAACGGCGACAAGCGTACGCGGATGATTCTGAAATCGCGCCAGATCGGGGCGACTTGGTATTTTGCGCGCGAGGCGCTGGCAGATGCCCTGGTCACCGGTCGCAATCAGATCTTTCTGTCCGCATCGAAGGCACAGGCGCACGTCTTCAAGCAATACATCATCCAGTTTGCAAAGGAATCCTGCGGCGTCGAACTGTCCGGTGACCCGATTGTGCTGCCGAACGGCGCACATCTTTATTTTCTCGGAACCAATGCGCGCACGGCCCAGGGCTATCACGGCAATTTCTATTTTGACGAATTCTTCTGGACCCACAACTTTGAAGAATTGAACAAAGTAGCGTCGGGCATGGCGCTGCACAAGCAATGGCGCAAGACCTACTTTTCTACGCCATCAGCGATGTCGCACCAGGCATACCCATTTTGGACCGGCGATCAATTCAACAAACGGCGGGCGAAGAAAGATCAGGTCAAGATCGATGTTAGCCATGCCCGGCTGTCGTCTGGCTTCACCGGCGAAGACAAGATCTGGCGCCAGATCGTCACGATCATGGATGCCCAGGCGGGCGGCTGCGATCTGTTCGACATTGACGAGCTGCGCGACTTTGAATACAGCCCGGATCAGTTCGACAACCTGCTGATGTGTAATTTCATCGATGACACGTCGTCGGTGTTTCCTCTTACCGCTTTGCAGAAATGCATGGTGGACTCTTGGGTCGATTGGGGCGATTACAAACCATTCACCCAGAGGCCGTTCGGAGATCGTCCGGTTTGGATCGGATATGACCCTTCATTGAGCGGCGACAGTGCCGGTTGCGTGGTGCTGGCGCCGCCGGATAGACCCGGTGGCAAGTTCCGCATTCTGGAACGCCATCAGTGGCGCGGCATGGACTTTGCAGCTCAAGCCGAGGCGATTCGGCAGATGACTATTCGCTACAACGTCACCTACATCGGCATTGACACGACCGGCATGGGCGTCGGCGTGTTCCAGATCGTCAAAGCGTTCTTCCCGCAAGCGACCGCCTTCCTCTATTCGCCAGAAGTGAAGTCGCGCCTGGTGCTGAAAGCACAGGACGTCATCAGCAAAGCACGCCTCGAATTCGACGCCGGCTGGACTGATATCGCCCAAGCCTTCATGGCTATTCGCAAAACCCTGACCGCAAGCGGAAAGCATGTCACCTATGACGCTGGGCGCACGCAAGAAGGTGGACACGCCGACCTTGCGTGGGCGTGTATGCATGCGCTTGATCACGAACCGCTAGACGGCGGTTTACAGAATTCACAATCCACCATGGAGATTTACTGATGAGTCGACGGAATAAAAAACGGGTGTTGGAGCACCAGCTTTCCACCACCGAAGCGGCGGCGCCGCGCCCAGATCTGGCACAGCGATTGGAGCAGTTCAGTTTCGGTGAGCCAACGCCTGTAATGGATGGCCGAGACTTGATGGACTACATCGAGTGCTGGCAGAACGGAAAGTACTTTGAACCGCCGGTCAGCTTTGAAGGATTGGCGAAGTCTTTCCGCTCCAGCGTGCACCACAGCTCCGCCATCTACATGAAGCGCAATGCCCTGGTCGGTACATTCATTCCATCCAAAAGCCTGTCACGCGCTGCGTTCAGCCGCTGGGCGCTGGACTACCTGATCTTCGGCAATGGCTATCTTGAGAAACGCACCAGTCGCACCGGCCTGACGCTGCAACTTGAACCGTCCCTGGCGAAATACACGCGGCGCGGATCAGATCTCGTTTCGTATTTTTTTGTACGCGGCTGGCAGCAGGAGCATCAATTTGCACCAGGGTCGATTTTCCACCTGATCGATCCGGATATTCATCAGGAAATCTATGGCCTGCCGGAATATCTCAGCGCGTTGCAAGCGGCATGGCTCAATGAGTCGGCCACGTTGTTCCGGCGCAAGTATTACCTCAACGGTTCTCACGCCGGTTTCATTCTGTATTTGACCGACGCGACAGTAGACAAGGATGACGTCGACAAGCTGCGCGAGGCGCTGCGCAACAGCAAAGGTCCGGGCAATTTCCGCAATCTGTTCATGCACGCGCCAGGCGGAAAGAAAGATGGCATCCAGATCCTGCCGGTGTCGGAGATTGCCGCCAAAGACGAATTCTTCAGCATCAAGAATGTGACACGAGACGATCTGCTGGCGGCGCACCGCGTGCCGCCGCAGCTGCTGGGCGTGGTGCCGAGCAATACCGGTGGATTCGGTGACGTCGAGCGCGCGGCGAAGGTTTTTGGCGTCAATGAATTGATGCCATTGCAGGAACGTTTTTTGGAATTAAACGAGTGGCTTGGTGAAGAGGTGATCAAGTTCGGTCAGTACGAACTGAGCACAGCACAAGGAGAACAGCAGTGAGTGACCATGCGGATATGTCCGATGATTTGATTGATGCCATCGTGCAGCGTGGCGTCGCCCAGGTGCGTGGCGCCAGGGGATTAAGGCCGGATGGCTTGTGCCATTTTTGCGATGAAGAAGTAGCGATGCCTGGGTTGTTTTGCGACGCCGATTGCCGCGACGATTTTGAGAAAGAACAGGCTGCATTGCGGCGTGCTGGAAAATGATAAACGTAGTTACAATAAATACTTGCACACACGATTATTTGTAACTACAATAATCACATGGAAATCACATTCGACCCAGCAAAAGACGCCATCAATCTTGCCAAGCATGGCATATCGTTAGCTGCCGCCGCTGAGATCGAATGGGATACGCTGTATGCAGTGCCTGACATGCGGCAAGCATATGGCGAAGAACGGATGGTCGGCATCGGCTACATCGGGCTACGCCTGTTTGTTGTCGTGTATGTTGACCGTGATGATGTGCGCCGGATTATCAGCCTGCGCAAAGCAAATCGACGTGAGGAGAATCGTTATGCCGAAGCTTAAAGCCGGAACGATCCGGGTAACGGATCAAGAAGACGCCGAGATCACAGCGGCAGCGTTGAGCGATCCTGATGCACAGCCGCTGACCGATGCGCAGTTGGCGAACCTGCGGCCAGTGCGGCCACGGGGCCGGCCTGCCGGCAGTGGTAAAAAGGTGCAAGTCACCGTGCGTTTTGATGAGGACATCATCGCTGCGTTCAAGGAAGACGGCGATGGCTGGCAAACACGCATGAATGATGCCCTGCGCCAGTGGCGCCAGGAACATCAGCACTAACCTTCAGGCCGCCATGTGCGGCCTTTTTTCACATCTTCCATCGCAATCGTTAGCGCCAACCCGGAACTATCTCGCCTATCGGCAGCGTGGGCGCGCGCTTCGCTCCTCCCTGCTGTTCCTCGTACATTTCCTGCTCTGTCTTAAGACGCCGTCCCAAGCCCACCAAGCATAGCCAGGACTGCGCGTAGTCAACCACCTCGCCTTCCTGTTCGCAAGATTCAAAGCCGGTCAAGACCAGCCGCTCTTCATTCATCCAGGCAAGGTCAGCATCCACCAGTTCCACCGTCTGCCAGCCACCAGCGCGCACCAGCTTCGCCGTTTTCGATAGGCGATTCAATCTGTTGTCCTGGGTGACTGCGACCGTCAAATCGCCCTCATACGTTGTCTGCCTGGACCACGCACTCTTGTGCAGCCGGACCCCATGATGCCGGGTCATGATCATGGAAACTTTCATTTGAGATAACTTATACTGTATTTATATACAGTATAACAGCCAAATCCCTCGCACGCGCAAGTGCTGATGAGAGCAGCCGCCGTCTGCGCCGACAGCGCCGGGGGGCATGGACTCGCACACATACCCGAAAGAATGTTATCAATTAGAAACATTCTACTGAGAATGTTATTGAAATAATAACATTTTTGGAGGCATGCCCCTTGGCGCGCAGTCGTCCCCCCACCGCGCCTGCCTGCTAAATAGGCCGTTTTTAACTCATTTTTGCACTTTTAGCCGACCCAAGCCCCGCCTGCCTTTGCTGGCGGTTTTCAGGGGCTTGGCGTTGACGCATTTTGACGCACGCACCAGGGCATTTTCGGGGTGTCCGGTGAAGCGATTGGACCGCCCTCGCTTGCCGGTCACGGCTGGACCATAGGCAGCGCAACTTGTGGAGCTGTGGATGTGCACAAAATCACACCTAAGTGATTGATTACACGAAAATATTGCTTCCACACAATCCATGGAACAGCAGTTTTTTGGATCGGGAATTCATGGACGCTTTTTTAGGCAATCAAAAAACCTGTGGAAATCCGCGTACAACCTGTGGATTTGCTTTTTGATGTTATCGCTCTTTCTCTCTATGTTTTCTTCTTTCTTTTCAATTAATTAAAGAGAGAGATAGATAAAAAGGGGCGCAAATTGCGAAAAATCAATTATCTGGAAATTTCAGCGCATATTCTGGAAAAGCAGAGGCAACCTGTGGGCGCTACCCTCTCTAAAATCAAAGACTTAGCGACTTATCCACCGAAATCCACGCAAAATCTGCGCTGCCTGTGCCTGCCATGATAAAAAATGGCTATGCGGCCTCCCCCTTTCCCGGTCTGGCCGTTCCCGCGCCCCGCCTCCTTCGTGAGGGGTGGGGGGAGAAACGGCAAAGCGACCTAGACCCGGCGGCAGCACTTCATTGATCTGGACCGCTGCGCGGCCAGGTAAGGAGGCAAGAGAGGCTAGGAAAGGGCCGTGGCGCTGATATATAGCAATGGCCGAGGGATTTGCCGCATGACGCCCCAAATCAGACTTCTTTGAACGAGCTTTCGTTCTTCGTCCGTTCTAAGCTACGCTCATCAATCACCAAGTGGGAGTTAGCGATGAAAACAGTAGCAGAGGTAATGATCGCCAAATGGATCGAGTCCCTGACGGACGAAGATCGTGCGCGCATGGAAGAGGCTGCCAGGCGCGCACGCGGATTCATCATCAAAGTAAAAGAGGTCGTTGATGCGGCGGTGGACGCAGGTGTCAAAGCGACAGCGAAGGCTAACACGGACCACGACCGGGCTGTTCTGCTTCGCCTGTATCGTCAACGCCGTAGTTGGAAAACGGCAGATCTGCCGCGACTGAACACCTATCGTCTCAATAAGGCAGCGCAGAGGCATGTTGCGTCCCTGAAGGAATCAACTCGTCTTGGACGTGGCTCCACTCTGCCGTATCAGTCGCTGCTCCAACAGCTTTCGGAGGCGGGCCAGTATTTCGTTGCCTTGCACGATCCGAACACACCCGGGCACAAGCGCGTGGGGATGCTCAAACGCCACAAAAGCTGGTGGCCGCAGTTTATCGAAATGACCTATCGTGGAGAATATGACCGGCTTAAAAAGATCGGTGGACTGGCTCCGCACGAAGAGGCAGAACGAGCCGTGGCCGAGGCATTTTTCACCTCGACGTCGAGCGTTAGGAGGAACTGTGTCTTGGTCCGCAATGATCCTGCTTCGCTCGATTCTTTATCCCATCCCATCACCGTCGCTGAGTTTGAAATGTGGAAGCAGTCCGGCCAGTTGCCCCAGCATGAACAGGGGCATCCGTGAACCGCAACATCAAGGAAGATTTCGCCTACGCGAAAATAGCCGTTCGGCGTTGCATAATTCGGCGTAATGGCTCTGGCATCACTTCGTTTAGTGGGAGAGCGCTTCCCTACTTGTCGTATTCCACCATTGCATCCGCAGGGAAGGCTACATTTTGAGCCAAATCTGTGAGATGCCGCTTTAACTCTTGCCAACCTGGAGTACCGCCACCGGATCGAATAATAAGCTCGGCCTCCTGATGGCAAGTTTTTCCATCAATACTCCCTTTATGCACGTGTAGAGTCTTAGCACGCTCGCCATCTTTCCGGAAGTTGTCGAACACGACAGCAGCCTTTCCCGCGTCGGTAATGCGGTCACCGCAAACGTCGCAAAACAGCATTGGGGCGCTAATGTCTCCGACTACTTGAATCTCAATCATTGGACTTCCTCTGTCGGCTTCCGGCCAGTACGGGATGCCAGCGGCAACAAGGCTAGGGTAGCATCGGCGCGTCAGAGGGGCCTATATTTTTCATTAACTTGGCACAGTTTTCACTTAATGTGTCACTCGATACCACACCTGTATCGACGGTTTGAATTCCAACTGGTCTGCTGCTCTATACTGGCCTGGCTCAATCACCACCCGGTGCCGGCTATATTGCGGTCCGAAATTTTTTGCATCGCAGCCCTCTGCATTTGTAGGCACTTTTGTAGGCACCTAGACAAAAAATCACACAAAATGCTTGTAAATAAGCCTTGTGTGGCGCACTCCGTCTCCGCCAGAATACAAACACCCGCCTCGGCGGGTGTTTTTATTTGTATTTCCATTTTGTTTGCGCAGCAAACCCCCTATGCGGAGACGAGTAAGGCGCCTGCGCGGCTTACGCGAGGGATT